CTCCAATGGCGCTCGGGCGCCTTCTCGCGACAAAACCGAGGGGCACACGCGCCGCTTCCGTCGAGCCGCCGGAGCGAAGACGGGGCCACCTTTCAATACACATGACAAGAAAATATACAATGCAAAAGAGGAGAGTGTGAGAGAGTGAAACTTGAACTTTCTCTGTTTTCCTAACGTACTACGTCGCGACAAAGGTCGCCAACTATACGTTAGAAAAGGTAAAACAAAATTGCATTTTCTGTCATGACTGACTACAACAAGAAAGCCATAGGCAACAGTTCTGCTGCTTCATCAACATATGGAATTGCTGCAGCAGCCGACTCCAAGAAAGAACCCATAACTGTCTCTTTCTCAGCGCCTGCTAAGGCCGTTTCTGCCACTTCTTCACCTGACATCAGGTGGTTGGCAAGAACACCTGCACCTACGATTGGTGCAGCTTCTTGCAAACTGTGACCGACTTTAGTCAACACTCCCTTGGCTGAAGCTAACAAGTTGTCGTGAACCGACTTTTCCGGAAGGGAGTTACGTACATGTGACATTCCCGTAACATCTGTGTGTGTGCGGGTTATGTTATCAATGTTGCCAATAAACTCTACGAATTTTATTGCCTCCCACTCAAAAGGAGCAGGCCCAGGTGTGCCCACCGAGGTGGTCGTGCCGGTAATTGCAAACCCCAAAGACCATTTGTAATTGTTGCCATCGCTGGCTGTACACTGGTTTGGAGAATAGCGGTATTCTTCCGGTCTGGTAGGGACATAATTCGCATAAATCCATTGTCTCTTATTGGAAAAGGTCTTACTGGTTTCCAAAGACCGCAACTCATCGTAGGTCTTGCCTACAACGTTGTTGTTGTCTGGATGCCTAAACCCTATAACTTGGCCGGAACGTGCAAGTTCTGGACCAATATATCGGATCCTAATGGCCGTCGCAACAGTTCGCGCTCTGACACCTAGGGAGTTTCCAGAGTTGGCTACAAACTCGGTCGGACCGTAGGGCAGCTTAGAAAAGGCTGCCCTGCCGGTTCCGGGGACTACGGTGAGTATGGTCGGAATTGTTGGTCCGCCTACGTATGTTGGCAGAGTGAAAGAGAAAGCATCATCTGTATTGGCATTACACCAAGGCGAAAGGACTATAGACCCTTCGCCATTGGCGCCTGTGGAAAAGGTTCCACGAGCTTTGACACGCACCTTCTTTGATGGCACTGCGTGCAAATCGGGTATACATGCTTCGCCGTGAAAACCGAACGGTGATGTCAACGTGACCAGATAGTTTGCGGCGCAGTGACTCAGGCCCAAAGACATAGTATGTTTGCCTTTAGGCGTCTGTTTCACCTTCATGCGCGTAGAACGTGTCATGCCCTTTGGAGGCTGAGACAGCTTCTGGGACGAACGATATTGTTGCCATCGTTGCTCTTTCTCTTTCATAGAAAGCTTGGAATACTTGGCTCTCGAGAAAAATTGTTTCCTGGTGTACTGTTTGTTGTTCATGAGTGAGAGAGAATGTGTATGTGTTGTTGTGTATTATTTACAGTGGCCCGTCTTGTACAATTAGTAATTGAAAAATCAAAAGAAGTTGTGTTCGTGATCTGAACTTTCTTCGTCCGAGGAGGTTGCTGAACTTTCTTCGTCCGAGGAGGTTGCAGAATCTACTATGCCGTATTTGCGCTCTAAGAACTGTCCTGGAGTGAGCTCAGTGTCGTTGAGGATAAAGTCGTTTCCTTCTTCACTGTCTTCACTGAAAACTTCTTCTTCGCTATCACTGTCTGAGGTTTTCAAAGAAATGTCCGTTAGAGCACTGCTAGGTCTGGTGGAAAGGCTTCCATCTGCAGAATCCACCTGCTTAGGCTTGCCATAGTCCCTGTCTCTCAAGATCGAGAGCCATGGGAATCCCGACACGACTGTGAATCCTTCAAATGTGTCAAAATCTATGTCATCCAAGAAAGCATCTAAGGTGGGAAGATTGGCGATAATTTCTTCTCCATATCTTGTTCGCATCATATCCAAAACTACGTCTGCTGGAACCTTTACAGATTCAGAACCTCCGAACATTGGCAGAGAATCTGGCTCTCTATAGATAGAATCAAACATTTTCGCTTTGGTAGTAAAATCCCAAGGAAGTGAGACCCTGTCACACATGGCTAAATATCTGCCTAGAACCGGATAGTTCCTAGGAACAACGACATTGCATCTGGCGGTAGCGTATGCAGCGTACCTTGCAGATCTCTCCATGTTTTGCCTGCCTGGTGTGGTGTGGACAAAATTGGTTTGCGTTTTGCCATAAGACATAAGGCGGCTTACTAGCGGCATGAACTCATAGCTGCCTCCGTTAGGCACCCACCAGCCTTTCAAGAAATCTACTGCCTTGCATTCTTCTTCTCCCTTGAAGCATTCGCCTTCAAGGGTGAATCCCGAAGCTTTACCAAACTTGTGGACAAAATCATCCATATTGATCTCGCTTTCTGGCGTCTTCTTGAAGTAATGAATGACAAAACCAAAAAGAAGAATTGAAAGTATCAACGTATTCTTAAAGGAAGTGAAAAGTTCACCTGAGAAGGTCTGAATCATAAGATCCATGTAGACTTTGACCCTATCCCAATCGTCTCCGAACTGAAGCTTGGCTTGGCCGTGTTTCATCAGCATGTCTAATATATTGACAAGTTCTCTAAGACCCATCTTATCCAAGATGTCAAAAAAGATTCCGTGCTGGTGGAGGGCCACGGAAATGTCACAACTGGTCGCATCTAGGCTCCACATTTCTAACTCGTCATCATATATCCAAATCTGATTTCCCAAAGTGGTTTTCTTGCCCGTATTTAAAGGCAAGCAAGGTCCAGTTTTGCCTCTTAACCAGAGATTGGTGTCATCTCCGGCCACCAATAAGTAAATGGTGCGAGGTTCGGTATACTGGAAGTCATTTCTTATCTGAGACAATTCCTCTCGAGTGCATGTACTGCACATCAGGAGACGCAAGGTCCAAGTATTTCCGTCACGGTTGACGAAATTAGTTGTCTTGACATTGATCACTTTCTTGAAGGCCGGGTATAGGTCACAGAATTCAGACATCAAAAATTGGCACTCCGGTTTGAGGTTGAAAATCGCTCTCACCTTGGCCATCACCCTTTCTTCGTCCATATCTGGTCTATTGACTTCGTCAGACTTGGGCATAATGCTTATGTCAGACACTTCCGTCAAAGCTAGGTCTACCTGTTTCTGAAGTTCGGCAGCCTTTTCTCGTCTCTTGCGCTTGTACGATTCCTCTGGCCTCGTAATGTACTCCACGACTCCTACTGGTTTGAAATCTATTGCTGGAAGTTCGAAATGTTCTAAGAACGTTCCATATGTGGAGTACACTTTCTTGCCCTGCTGACAGCAGACATGTTTCCCAAAATTGTCTGCGTCTGGCGCCATGTCTAGAGACCACCATGGTCTTTCCGGGCATCCTTGTCGCTGACATTGCGTGACACATTTGGAATCAGCTGTGAGACAGTCTGATCTATACTTTGGCGAATGTTCTGCATCCGGCCAAGCTTTATTGATCATGGCTGAGAAATTGTTTGGAGGGAGGCGAAAACCTGCAAAGTGCGCATAAGTGAAAAGGTCGGCTGTCAAGCCGTAATTTCTTTGGCGAATCTTCAAAGCTATGCCATGCAAAAGTTTCCACCTGGCTTCGTCCAAAATACTGTGGTTCTCCGATTCTCTCATGGTGCTCTTGACTGCTAAGGGACCCTGAACGCGCAGTTCTGTGCCTGTGCATGCCACCATTAGATGGTCGGTATTCACCACTTGGAACCCGCGATTAGCTTCTAAGAAGTTGTCTGTCATATCGTATCCTATTTCCGTGTCGTTTCGAACTCCAAAAATGGTCTCCAGCTTACCACATATGAAATCATATGCGGCGCCCGCATAAATTCGGGCTTTAAGCGTCTTTTCTCGGAAACCTATAAGAAGATTGGCGACTAATGTCTCCGGCGTGTATTCGACGTCGAAGAGGAA